GCGTGATTAGTGACAGACGCCAGCGTGTTGGCGTTTGTGGCGAAGACAAGAATGTTCGCGTTCTCTGGCGTTGTCGAATTGAACCCGGCAGATGCCGTTGAGCCTGCGGCCCGGTAAGTGAATAAGTTGCTTGCAGACCGCGACAATCCGACGAAATTAGTCATCGACGCATTTGCGACACTGACGGAACTGTCGCCCGTTGAATTGTGAATTCGCCAGTTTGCGTTGACGCTTCCCCTAAAGATGTTGGTTCCGCCAGCATTGTTGACGCTGCTGCCGATGTACGAATCTGACGTTTGCGTCGTTACAGAATCCACCCATACGCTGATATGCTTGTCGTTCTGGCCGTCGGCGTTGTTGTTCCTGTTGCTATCCAGGTACTTGGTCGTCCCGTTGCCGACTAGGCCGGTCTTCCGATTGTAGTCGCCGCTGACGAAGTTGAAGTTTGTTGGTGCAGCACCCTTGAGAGGCACCAATGCGCCAGCGAGCGTGTCGGCGCCAGCAAGCAGCACCACAGACTTCATCGCCGGCCAGATGCCATCAGCCACGCAACCGTCAACGAAGTTGCTTACGGCAGTGGCAACTGGTTGCGAAACCGTAGACCCTGCGGCGTAGACGCGGTTTATCCAGTCTTGGGCATCGGCGTTGGAGACCTGCGGGGCGAGCGGCACTGCCCACTTGTTTGCCAAATACCGCTCCACATTCGCTCGCTGTGTCGCTGTCAGAGGTGACGCGAAAGCCAGCACCTCGTACATATCTCCGTTATAGAACACAAGCCCATCGCCGCCAGCATAGCCGCCGATTGTGTGCGAGTCACCGCCATTGAATGTCACACCGCTTGTCGAATACATCTGCGCGCCGCGCCGCCTGTGTGTATACACCCCCGACTGCACTCTTTCTGAAGTGATCTGCACGCCAGAGATGGCTGAATACAGTTGCACATTATTGAGCCGCGACTGCATGAACGTGCCGGGATAGCCGAAGCCGTCCGTGACATACTGGTAGTAATGCGTATTTGCTCGCGTTCCGTAGAGCGCATAGGCTTGGTCGCCAAGCGGGTTGAACGCAACAAACACTTCTCCATAGGACGACGGAAAGGCAGCGGACAGGTTGCCGAGCGTGAAGTATTGCGAACTTGATTGCGTGAGCCGCAGCGTGTTGCGTCCGTTTTGCGTTGTGGCGTTGCGTGTCGGCCTGCTCGCCGCCGTCGCCTGCACCGCGTGCCTGCCGTTTCCAGACTTATCCCCCCAATACCCCACCGGATCGTTGGTCGCCGTTGCCTGTGCGTGGACTCCGCTGATCCCCCACTTCGCTGCGAGGTAGGCTTCGACGCGGGCGATGTTTGCTGTGGAAAGAGAAGCGTTGAAGAAGATCAGTTCTGCGATGCGCCCGTTCCACCCCCTGTCGTTACCATCGGCAACGGATCGGTTTCCAATTGCTAGTGTGCTTATGCCTGTGGACGATACAGAATCGCCGGTTCCAGTAAGGCCAGCACTAGACGACGCGCCGGAAAGTCTTGGCGTGATCGCTGTGGACACATCAAGCCCGCCGCTCCAAGTGAACGACGATAGGCTCCATGCCCCAAGAGCCACCGACGAGTTCGCGGTGCGTTGCCCGGCGTTGCCGGTGGCGCCAGCGAACGGAGGGTTGTACCGAAGTGCGGCATTCGCGCCATCGAAAAATAGCGCTGAAGCCCCGCGTGTCATTGCTCTCCCAAGCGAACCGCCGCCAGCGGCATCGGCCCGCAACACCACAAATACAGTCGCCGCCGTGTAGCCGCTGGATATGGCGGCTTCCATCACATCGTCTGCGCCGTCAAACGACACAACGCTCCTGCCGTTCAGGGCGTTGCTCACAAGGGTGGGTCGCGCCGTGCCGCTCGCCGTCGCATGGTTCCCCTGCCCGCTCTTGTCATTCCACTGGCTCACCAGCCCGCCCGACTGCGTGATGCTGGACGCATCGCTCGCATCCCACCACCCCACGCACCCACTGACCTCCGTAGGTGCCGACACCGCCGTCACCGGCCCAGCGTCGGTGGTGTAGAGCGACGAGCCGTCAGCCGCGTCCAGCCAGAGGGCGAGGCCAGAGATGGAGCGCGGCGTGAAGGTGCTGCCAGGACGCAGGGTGCGGGGGTTCATCGGCATGCGGCGTCAGTTCCTCGTCTGTTCTTCGACCACCGACCGCACGACTTGATGCAGTTCGCGCTGCCCGTGCGCCAACTCTTGCAGGGTCACGGCCTGCTGGCGCTGCACCTGTCCGATTTCTTTGAGCGTCTCCGATGTCGTGTCCAGGAACTCGACATGGGACTTCACCATCGGCTCGACGACCGTCCCGTGCAGGGCGATCGCGGCCTCGCGTCCAAAGAACATCACGACCGCCAGAATCACGCACGGCACGCCGAACCTGTCGGCGATGCGGAGAAACGTGTCCAGGACGCTCTGCTTGATCTCCTCGGCCGTCACGGTCGCCCCCTCGTCAGGTCTTGAGGAGGACGACGCACGACACCGCCGTGCCGGCGGCTTGGCCGGCGACGAGTTTCAGCGCCCCCACGCCATAGGCGGCGTCGGGGAGGGCGTAGACGCGGGCCTCGGTGGCCGATTGGGCCAAGGTGATGTCGGCCGCACTGCCGCTGGCGTCATGGAGCCGGCCGAACGTGCCGTCCGTCGTGCCGCTGCACCAGAGCTGGATCGAGGTGAACGAGGTGCTGCTCGTCCCCAGCAGGACGCCGCCGCCTGCCACATCGTCCCAGCGAATCGTGGTGGCCGCCGCGGTCGCCGTGGACAGCGTGACGTTGAGAGCCTTGAACTTCCGCCGAATCTTCGGTTCCATCGCAGGCACCTCCTTGTGCGTTGCGGGCCTCTATGGGCCTCACGGGGCGTGCTACACGGGGCTATACCACCATTGTAGCGGCCTGTAGCCGGCTCATTGCGGCATCGACGGCGGCCTGGAGGGCCAGAATGCCGCCGCCGTTTACGATCTCGTCATCGACGTATTCGTCGGGAATGCCGCGCTCGCTCTCGTGGCTCGCCGTCTCGCCGTCCAGGACGCCAAAGCCGGGACGCACCACCCGCCACACGACGCCGCCGCGGGCCTTGATGGCCGCCGCCTCGTTGGGGAAGCGGACGTCGGTGATGCAGAGGTCGCCTCCGGCGGCCTCTGCCCGCTGCATCGTCGCCATGACCCAGATTTCGGGATGGATCATGTTTCGGCCCCAGTCGGTGCCGAGGGTCTGAAGGAGTCTCCGGGGCGAGCAACTGATCCACCCGAGTGCGTTCTCTTTGCGGCTCCTGTCCTGCAACTGCTCAACAGTCAGCCCGGTGATCGCCGACACGGCGTCATAGATCGGGTCGGCGAACGCCAGCGGCACGAACTGATGCTCCAGGCACAGCCGCGCCGCGACCGTGTTTTTCCCCGCCCCGGCCGCCCCGCAGAGTCCAATGATCACAGCGTCATCTCCTGGCCGTCGAACTTAATCGTCACCCCCAGCGGCTCCGCGAGCCACCGCATACTGACGTTCGCCTCGCGGAGCATGGCCTCGGCCTTGACGATGCTCGACGTCCACCGCTCCGGCGTCGCGGCCCGCGGTTTGACATGGCCGACGACCTCGGCGATCCCGGCCGCGATGATCGCCCTGGCACAGTCCATGCAGGCGAACCAGGGGCAGTAAAGCGTCGCCCCCAGCGTCGGCGTGCCGACCCGCGCGGCTTGGTAGATCGCCATCCGCTCCGCGTGTTCGATGTATTCGTATTTCGCCGGCCGCGCGAGCCGATCCGGCGCCGCCCACACGCCCGCCGGCACCTTGTTGACGCCGACGCAGACGTAGGCCGCGCCCCGCGGCACCAGGATCGCGCCGTTCTGGGTGTGCATATCGTGGCTCCCCGCAGCGGCCTCCTGGGCGGCGATGCGGAGCCAGTCGATCGGGGTGTTGTGGTGCAGGGTAGCCATTATTCCACCCCCGCAACGTGCATGGAAACTAGCCCACCCTCGGGGCGGTACAGAAACGTCTCCATGCACTGCCTCGCGCCAATGAAGCCACCGGCCGAGTGCCAATCGTCCGGCGGGACGACCGTGGGGGCCGTTCTGACGATCACTCCATCAAGCGTGTCCAGCGGTTTGTTGTTCTCGGCGGCCTGGTGGTGGAGGTGGCCTGTGTGCCACTCCCGATAGACGCTTTCGCTCCAGGCCGCAGACTGCTCGAGCGCCATGATCTGGGGCAGCTTCCGCTTGGCTTTGTGGCCGTGGCAGAAGCCCAGCAAGTTCCGCCCGTATGGGGCGTACTGGCGGCCGGTGAACTGCGTTCTCACGTTGACGGACGAAACTCCGCGGTAGCGCTCTAGGAGTATTCGCTGAAACGCCCATGTCAGGACTTCGTCGTGGTTGCCGTTGACGGTGAAGACGTCCGTCGGGACGGTCGCCGCCGACCGCTCGACGATGCCAAGTAGAACGTCGGATGCGACGTTGATGACCTTCTGGATGCGTCCGTCCCGCTCGAGCGGCGTCCCGCTGGTTGTCGTGCCTGCGGGTGTGTCGAAGTGGAACAGGTCGCCAAGGAAGGCGATCGTGCGGAGGGCCGGCTGGTACTCGTCCCCGGCGTCAAACAGTCGGCTTGTTGCCGCCGTGACCCGCGATTCCGCGATGCCCAGGTCATAGTCGGCGCCGCCGGTAGTCTTGCCCCACGCATACGCTCCGAAGTGCGTGTCAGAGACGATGAGAACTTGCCAGAGGCCGTCCTTGCGGGGCTTTCTGCTTCGGGCGGCAGGCTTGTGCTGGCGCAGCTTCTTCCCGGCAGCCTTGATCATCCCCTCGACGCACTCAAGCACTCCAGGCCCGGCCTTGGGCTTGAGGCGAACGAAGACGCGGTGGAGTTCGATACTGCCGCCTTCGCCGTCCCCACACTCCCACTTTGTGGCCTCGCTGGCCGCCACCTCGTAGCGGGCCATGTCGGCTTCGATATGCCGCAGGAGGTCTTCCACGGTCTTGATCCGCCGCGAGGTGCTCTTCGCCTCGAGCGTGTCGCCATCCTGGCGCTGCGTGACCTGTTCGGAGTCCGCGGCCGGCGTCTCCGCAGGCAGCGCCGAGATGATCGCCGCCTTCAGCCCCTTTGCAGCCATGCTTCGACTCCTGGGAATCCGATCCGGCAGATGCCGCGCTCGTTGAGTTGCTTGGCGATCGCCTTGGCGAGCGTGCGGCGCGGGGTCTTGATGGCGCCGGCCCGAAACTGCCGCTTGATCTCGTCCAATTCCGCCCTGGCGTCGGGGGCGACGTTGTCGATCCAGTAGCCGATGCCGTGGTAGGTGTCGGGGAGCGTCGCGACGACGGCGTCAAGGAGACTCGTCGCGGAGGCTCCAGAGGACGCGGGAGATGTCTCTGGCGGCCTCGGTAACGTGCTCTTCGCTGGCCGTGGGGAACGAGACATGGATGCACTCATGCAGGATCGTCTCCAGGCGGGCGCGGCCCGTGAGCCGCTCGTCGATCAGAATCTTCCGCGGCATCTTCGGGTTCTTGGCATCAGGCAAGTACGCCCACCCGGCCGCCCGCCCCCGCAGCCGCGTGAAGCGGAGGAGCCATTTGACGCCGTGGATGGTGAAGTGGTGGTCGCCGGGCATAGGTAATATCGTGACAAGTAGGCTAGGGGTTGTCCACGGCCTTTTGGGCGGCCCGCTGGCAGGCTTTCCTAATCAGCCACTTCGCCCCAGTCTCGCTCCACGGCAGGATCGTCTCGCGCTTGGCCCTGCGCTGGGAATGCTCCGTTCGCATGGCCTTGAGGATTTCCGGCATCCCCGGCCCTTGGCACCACTCTGGCCCGTTGGCGTCCATCTTCTTAGCCATCGCGTTGCACGAGCAGCCGAGGTTGGAAACGATCCCGAACCAGTCCTTCAGCAGCGTTTTGAGTTCCGTCCCAGGCCCGGTTTCCGGCATGTGGGCCGCTGCCGGCGCGCCGGTATGGCAGTCGCGGTAGACGGCTTCACCGTTCTCGTAGGTTTTTTCGACGCAACTCATGGTTATTCCATTACGTTTACGATAGTGATCTCAAAGTCCTTCTCAACATAAAACCCGCTGGAATCGGTCGATCGGATTCTGATCGTCGCAGATTGCTGCGACTCAAAGTCAAATGCCTGCGAAGTTTTCAGAGATGTTCCTTGAATAGAAAAACCGCTCCCTGAAACGATTGTGTATGTGAACGAGTCGTCTATGTATGGGTCTTCAATGTCAGCGTCAACGGTGGACAGCGTCCCGACGGTTGTTCCGATCGGTTCGTTTTCGCGAACGGCGAGCGATGACAGCAGGATGTCCGTTGGGGCGGCAGCGATCACAAGCGTGGATGTGTCCGACTCGTACTTCGCCTTGACTTGAGTCCCTGTCAGGCTTGGCGCGTACAACTGAACTGTCGGCCCAGCAAAGAGAACGTATCTTGATTCAGGCTCGGGGTCATCTGAAAACTCCACCGTTAGCGTACTGCTCGTAAACGTCGCCGAGGTCACGAGGCCGCCTGGGTTGGTGATCGGCTCGTTGGCGATCACCGTTCCGCCAGTGATCGACAGACTGCCGGTCATGCTGTTCTGGTTCAGCGTCAGCGTTCCGGCCTCGTTGACGATGCCGCCAGCACCGGATAGGTCACTGACCGTCAGGTCGCCGCCGCCTGTGATTGTCAGCGTCCCGGTCACTATCAGGTCATCCAGGGACTGCGACACCGCTGGATCACCGGGCTCTTCTTGCAGTATCAGGGTCGCCGTGCCTGCTGTCACGGCGGTTGTTGGGTCGATGCCGCCGTAGGTGGTCCCTTGCACTCGCAGCGATGCACCGGAGGCCAGCGTCAGCCCGCCGCCCGCGACGAGCAGATCATCAGCCCCGATCCTCACACTGCCATAGGCGACGGTGACTTGACCGGTAGTAGTCCCAGCACTGCCGACCGTGTTCAAATAGAACTCACCCTCGTAGCCTGCTGCGCCGAAAATTATGTCATTGTCAGCGGGGAGGTTCCCGTTCCCGTCAGCCCATGACCCCCTGAACTCAAAGACTCCTCCCGCCTTGGCTACCAGCGTCAGCGGACGGCCTATCCTAATTTGGCCGATCATATACACCCGGCCGGAGTCGGCCATGGCCCCGATTATCACGGGCTGTGAGCCGGGCAAAACATATGGGTCGAACGCCACATACAAATCCTTTTCTATCAGCACCGTGGCAGGGCCGCTATCGCCACCTATTTGCATCATGTTTCCAAGTGACCCAGCGTTTCCGATTTGGAGCGTGCCGCGCCTTACCGTCAGGACGCCCTCCAAAACATTGCTTGGCGCATTCAATCTCCACCGGCCAGTCCCATCCTTGATCGCATGACACTGCGCAGAGCCGGCTGGGTCATTGATCCTGCGAATCTCGTTGGCGTGATCGCTAGAACCCGACAGCGTCAGCGTCCGGTCGCAGTTACCAGCGTGCGTGACGGCACTCGTCAGGACGAGCGGCCCCGTGCCGTCTGCGCAAATCTCGCCGTCGCCTCGCATTACGATGTTGGCGTTGCTCGTGTGGCCTGGGCCGTCGTAGGTCATCACCGTCTTGCACTCGTACAGGCAGTTGCCCAGCCAAATTGTGATGCCGTTGCAGCCAGAGAACTTCAGCGTCTCAGCGTCGGTCGCCGGTGAATCCCAGCACACCTTGATCTTGAGGTCTTGGAAGTTGGAACCGCACGGCACCGGCTCGACGTTGAATGCGTCCCAGCACAGCGGAAACACAATCGTCTCGCGGACGCACCGGTCGTATGGCGTCGGGATATACAGTTCGCCGTGAACGCGGACGGCCGACATAGATTCAAGTTCCACCCGCACCCACACCGTGTCGCTGATCGGCGGCAGCCGCTTAGTGCGTGGCTGGTAGAAGGTCAGGCCAGCAGCCTTGCTGGTTTTTTCTTCGCAGCAGCAGGCGTCGAACGGCGGGCGGCAGCGAGCGTTCTGCGGACATCCAGGCTCCGTGCTTATAAGGCACTGCGTCGTCCCGACGCCCTGAAACTCGCCGCCGACGCCGTCGCAGTTCGCCTTCGTTGTCGGCGACGACTCGTGCAGGACGTAGTCTCCGTCTTCGTTGTAGACGCAGCATGCGCCTACGCAGGCCGCTTCATCGCAACTGTTTGAGGTGGCGCGAATGGACGGCGCTGGGCAAGTCGCTTGATCGACAACCACGCAATGCCCGTCGTCTGGGTCGCAGCACGGCACCGGACACCCGAGATCGCAGCATCCGCCAAGAAACTGCCCGGCGCATTCGGAGGGCTTCTTGCTTTGGCAATTGCCATTTTCGCAGCACCGGCCAGGACACTCCCCCCACTGGTCACGAAACACGATCGCGCCGTCGCACGCAGGGCAGCACAGGCCAGCCGCGACGTTTTCGGCTCCTTCGATGCCGCCGTTCAGTTCTGGATTCATGGCGTTCGGAGGCACGCACCCGCAGCACTGATCTACCTCGTCGCCCCACCGCAGGAACGTCCACCCCTCCTCGCATGGCGCGTCTGGGTCGTTTTCAGGACTCCAGATTTCGTCGCCGCAGCAGTACCCAGGCTCCGTTTTCCACTCGTCGTTGCAGCACTGCCCCTGCCCCTGCCCCTCTTCGCAGTGGCATTCGCCGTTGCAGAAAGTGCCGCCGCGAACGCACTCGCACCAAAACCGACAGGTACTGACGATCAGGCCGTTGAACACGGCCAACGCGCCGTTGATTACGAGCATGCGGTTTCTGCTGAGATGGGGAGCGAGAGCGTCGCCGTCTCGCCGGGGTAGGGAATCCAGGCTCGGATGCGAGTGAACTCGATGGCGGCTGTGGTTAATGAAACTGAAGTAATTACGGCCGTCTCGTGGTGTTGCACGTTCAGCAAATGCCAGGCGGGGTTATTCTGTTGCTCGACGGTTGGGACTTTCGCGATGTACGCTATCTGCTCTGTGCAGGCGTCTCCTATCGTGAATAGTTGATTCCAGGCCGCTGCGGTGTTTGTGCTGCCTTGAAATGTCAGCGTCTTCGTTTCGTTAATTGCCCATGATCCGCTAAACGTGCAGGCCCGAATTATGTCTTTGGGTGGCGACTCAACCTCGACCGCCGTCTGCGTCCCCATGACGGATCCGAAGACGACGTTGAACGAGGCCGACGACGCCGTGCTGCCCTCGGCGTCGATGCAGTAGTTAGTGACTGCGTAGGTCTGCGTCGAGCCGACGAGCGTTACGACGGCCGTTGTGCCGATGGCCCACGAGCCGGTGTAGGTGCCGCGCTTGAGCTTTTGGCCGGGGGACGGCTCATCCTCAAACCGAGTCTGTATCCGCGACAGCCCAGCCTGGTAAGGCATCGAGTCGACGCGCTTCACCACGCTGATGATGCGGTCGGTCAGAACGGGGCCGAATTGGTAGGACTTGTTTTCAGCCATCAGACGATGTCGAAGATGCGGACGCCCATGTTGACGAAGTTTGGTCCGAAGGCGACTGTCTCTTGAGTCAAATACCTGTCTGTCAAGACGGCGTCCTCGCCACCTGGAGGGTTTTCGACGTCTCTCGGCGTGCCGTCTCTGTTGAGGGCCACCGGCTGGGCGGATGGACGCTGCGTGACGGCGCCCTCGGGGGCGCTGATCAGCACCCTGGCCCGCATCTTCTTTCCCTGCGAGTCATCGGCTAACTCCGGTGCGTTAGGCCACCCGACGATCTCTTCATTGACGATCTTGAGGTTCAGCGCTCCGTTGTCGACTCCTGCCTGATTGACGCCATCGTTTTTGATGTTGAAACCCTCGATCAACTGGTCGATGAACCACCCGCCGTTGGTCTTGATTGCGAACTCGTAGGTGCGCTTGAATCCTCGGTACAAGGCCGCGCCGTGAGACTCAACAACCGGCTGCACGGAGATATTTCGCAGCATACAGGTGTATTTGGCAACTGGCAGGCCGAGAAACGTGAAGTCGTCGCTGTTTACCTTCCCGGCGTCCTCGAGCCTGCGAGTCGGGAAGTTGTCGAATTGCTCGATGTTGATTGAGATGATCGGCACAAGCATCGACACGCCGTCATATCTGTCCTTGACGGGGTTCAGCGGCGGCGTCGGAGATGCAAGGCCGACGGACGTAATGAGTCGCCACCTCGTCGTCGGAACTTCCATCAGCGACGATGTGATGCTGTATTGCGCTGGCCTGATGTCAGGCGGTTCTTTGTTTGGATCGTTGCCTGGATCGGCTCCAGGCGTCGTCCGGTAGTTCGCCGTGACGATGCGGACGACGCGAGAGTCACCCTCGGCCTTCTCCGAGATGGAGACGCACGGGAGTTGCGTGTTTACAGGGTGCGTGTCGCCGATGTAGACGCCGATCGCCTGCTGGACGTCATACGCCTCTGACGGCGAGTTGAGGATCACCCGCCAAGACCGCACTGAAACGTCCGCGACCTGGCCGCCGTCTACGGAGCGGCTGTTCTCGTTGCCGGACGTTATCTCCTTGACTAACTTCGGCATCGACTAGCCCTCCAGAATGTCGACGCGGAGCCGGGTGCCGGCGACGCCGACGGCCTGATAGTCGACGCCTGTAGTCAATCGGAACAACTGCGGCTCGCCGGCCTTGATGGTCGTGAATGGGGCGAACGAACCGCCGGCCGTGATCCCGACCTGGGCGGTCGCCGAGGTCGCTGTCGACAGGTTTCGCACGAACGCGATGCCGACGGCCGACAGGTTCGCCGTCGTGATGCTGACAGCGTTCGTCGACAGCGTGTAGGTGTCGGACTTGAGTCCGGCGATGCCCATGCTCGCCGTCACGCCGGAGATATTGACCTGACTCGACAGGAACCCCTTGTTGACGTTGAGCGTGATACCGTAAGAAATGTCTGCCATGTTTATCCTCTGATTTCCACGACGTCCTGACCGGCCTGTTCGTTGATGGCGTCGATGACGCCCTGTAGCAGTTCTGACTGCTTCTGAAGTTCGACGAGGTTGACGTCCTTGTTGGGATCGTCGCCGCGGAGAAGGCGGTTGAGTTCGCGATTCCCTTCCATCGTCTGGGCGTCAGCTACGTTGAGCGCCGCCCGCGACGGCCCCTGGAGCATCGCGTTCATCCGCTCCTCGCGGAATCCGGCGAGCATCGGGGCGACTTGCTGCAACTGCTGCTCGGCGAGGCGGTTGAGGGCGGCGTTGCGGCCGGCGACGTCGGCGACGAACCGCTGGCCTTGCAGTTCAACCGTGAACGCCTCGGTTATGTCCCTAGCGCTCTGCTCGACCTCTCGCCTTGCTCGCTGGACTGGCGTCATCGCGAGTTCGCGACCACGGTCGCCTGACGCCGCACGCTCCGCGCGGCGCGTCATATCGTCTCGCTGACGTCTGGCAGCCTGAACCTCGGGGTCGCGCTCCGCGTCTGCGTTGATGCTCTCCTGCAATCTCCTGCGTTCCTCGCGGGCAGCGGCACGCTCCTCGGCCGTGCCGCCGCGGGTGCCGTCGGCGCCAGTGTCGTTGGCTGGGGCAGACAGCATGGCGTCAATTTCACGAAGACGACGGAACCTTGGATCGCCGTTACGGATGGAGTCCTGCTCCATGCGCTCGATCGCAGACGCCCGGCGGTCCTCGAACTCCTGCTGCGCGCGGCGAGCGTTGCGGACGTCCTCTTCGGCTCGCGTCCGCTGGGCTGCCGTCTCTGGCGTCCCCCTGGCAACATCCTCTCGCCTAGCCTGCTCGGCCCGCTGCTCAAGCGTCGCGACGTCCTGGGCGACCGACTCCGACAACCTCGCCAGTTCGGAGCCGAAAGTCTTTACGGCCGCGGCGGCGTCGCGGAGAGCGTTGATATGGGCCTTAATGGCGTTGACGTCATCGTTGAGCGCCCTGGCCTCTTCGACGCGGCCTGCCTGGGCGGCCTCGCCCGCGGCCTTCTGCAACTGGGCCAGTGACTCCGCGAACGCGGCAATCTCTTCCTCGATCGCACTCGCACCAATGACACCCTCGAATGCCGAGGCGATGTCGGCCTGGGCGGCGTTCATGGCGTCCGCGATCCGCAGGGCTTCGCGGCTGATGCGGGCGGCGAGTTTGTCGGCTTCAATTTGCCTGACTTGGACTAGAAGCTGCTCTCGGATTTGCTGGAGTGGCTGGATGATGTCTCCAGTCGCACCGGACTGCCGGAGGGCATTGATACGTTCTTCGAGAACCCTGATCGCTTCGTCTGGAGACTGGCCGATGTTTTGCAGTCCGGCGATTCGAGCCTCGTTGCGTCGCTCCGTATCTCGCGCCAACTGGAACGCACCGCTGTTTCCGGCTGCGCGTGCTCCAGCAAAAGCGCGTTGGGTTTCGCCTCGGATTTCCGCCTCAAGGGCAGCAATTACTCGCTGCCTGACGTTGCCTGCGCCGTTGCGGTTGGCGTCTCTGACAGCCCGCTGCTCCTCCTGCCGCTGACGTTCTTGGGCGGCCTGGAGTTGCAGCCTCGCCCTAATTTGCTCGCCAGGAGTCGTTGCCGCGTTGAGTTCTCGCTCAAACCTTGCGACGTCTCCGCGAGCCGCAGCGACGCCAACATCGACGGCCTGGATTCTTTGCTCGCGGGCCTGACGCTGCTGCTGCTGAATCTCCTCAACTTGACGCCGAATGGAGGCGTTTCGCTGCCCCTGCTGCGACAGGCCGGCGTCCTGGACTGCTTCAGCAACCTTCTTATAGGACTCTGCCAGGGCGTCAACGACTCGCTTCTGGTCGGCGAGCGCAGCGTTCAACGCCTTCGTCTGGTCTTCAGACTTGCGGCCGTTGTTGTACCAGTTGATCAATGCTGCAACGAGTTGCGCGCCGATGGCGGCCGAGATGCCGGCAATGAGTCCGGTTGTCCCGCCGATAATGAACCCAAGTTGCGAGATGTTGTTCCCGGCCGCGCGGATGCGCTGGTCAAGGCCGCCGGTAACGCTGAAGAAGTCTTCGACAGCGAAAGCAGCCTGCTGGATAGCAAGGCCAGCGCGGTCGCCGAAGCCTCGAGCCTGGTCGCCGGCCCGCCGGAAGTCCTCGGCGAATCGGCCAGGTCGCACGCCTTCCGCAGCCGCGGCGGTGCGGATTAACTCTTGCCTGGTGCGTGCAATATCCGCCGCGGCCTGCTCCGCGCTGTCTGCCGTTCCAGAGAATGCGCGGAATGCCGCCTGTCTGTAAGCCTCAAGGGCGGCGACGGCTGGGCCTCGCTGCTCGGCGGTCAGCCGAGAGAGTCTGTTCTGAACGAACTCGATCTGCGATCCGACGGAACGCAGTTGCCGCTCGTCGATGCCCAGCGACAGGCCGGCGACGCCCTCGCCACCGAAGTTTTGCAGAAACTGCTGGCCGATGCCTCGGCGGCTGTTGAGCGCAGCCTGGATGGCTTGCGTCTCCTGCTGAACTCGCCGCAGTTGGTCAGCCGTAAATCCGACGCCGGCGCGGCCGAGGTTTTGCCACCGAGTCGTGAGGTTGTCGACAACGGGGCCAAGCGATCCAGCCAAGTCAGGCAGTTCGCGGAGTTGATTGCGGACGGCTGTGATCTCGCCGCCGACTCGGTCAAGGAACGCCTGCTGCGGGTTGACGCGAGACGCTGCCCCCTGGTTTGACAACAGTTGCGAACCACTCTGGTCTACATTGAGGAACCTGGACGCTGCCTCGGCGCGGCGTTGGGCGTCGGCAAGCGCATCCGTGCGAATACGCGCGTCCTCAAGCAGTTGCAGATAGGCGCGGACGTCCGTCTGCTGGCCCTCGCTCGCTATGAGATTCGACTCACGTTGGTCGACAACCAGGAAGCGGGACGCGGCCTCGGCCCGCCGCTGGGCGTCGGCCAACGCTTCCGTTCTGGCCCTGGCCTGCTCAAGAAGTTGGATGTATTCGCGAATGTCCTGCTGCTGGCCCTCATTCGCAATCAGGTTCGACTCCCGCTGGTCGACGTTGAGGAACCTGGACGCTGCCTCGGCCCGCCGCTGGGCATCAGTCAGCGCTTCCGTCCTTGCCCTCGCCTGCTCGAGCAGTTGGAGGTACGCGCGAATGTCCTGCTGTTGGCCCTCGTTCGCAATCAGGTTCGACTCGCGCTGGTCGACGTTGAGGAACCTGGACGCTGCCTCGGCGCGTCGCTGGGCGTCGGCAGCGGCCTCTCGCTGGGCGTTCGCCGCCTGCTGCGACAGCGTGATCTCTCGCTCCAACTGGTCATTGACCAACCGCAGTGACGCGACCTGGCGGTTGTACGCGGCCTCGGCCGCCTGCGCGTCTCCATTTCGCGTGGCGCGGATGCGCTCGAGCGTGGAGAGGAGATTCGCCGCCTCCTGGGCCGCCTGCCGCTGCTGGCCGACGAGGGCCGCCACGCCGCTGCCTTGAATCTGCTCTGGCGACAGGGCCGCGGCCTGCTGCTGGAGCGCGGCGGCGCGGGACGTCTGCTGGAGGAAGCCAGGGCGCTGGAAGCGGAGTTCCTGGCCGGAGGCGAGGCCCGCGGTTGCCTGTCCCGCCTCGCGGAGGCGGCTCGCGGCCTGCGTGACGCGGTTGATCCTCGCTTCGAGGTTGGCAAAGTCGCGCTCGCTGACCCTGGCGCCGTTGCCGATGGAAGTGCGGAGTTGCTCGGCCGCCTTCTGCGCCGACTCGAGCGCCGGGGCGAAGTTCCGCTGCACCTGGGTCGACAGACCGGCGAAGTCCTTCGCGGCCTGCGAGACTGGCTTGGCGATCCGCTCGGCGGCCTCGGCGAACTGCCGGATCGCCTGCACTTCCTGCTGATTGACTAACTTGAGATTCTGGCCGACGCCGACCTTGAGCGCCCGCTGCAACTTTTGCAGCGGTGTCAGGATGTTGTCGAACTCACGACCCGCGCGGCTCGTGGCACCGGAGATCGTGCTCTGAATCTTCCGCGCGAACTGCGTGACGTCCTTGGCGCCGGCGTTCAGTCCTCGCGACAGACCCTTGGAGTCTGCCGTGAGGATCGCCGAGATTTTGCCAAGGTAGCCGCGTCCAGCCATCGTCTCATCCTTGAGGCTTCTGCAACTTCATCAGTTCGGAGAACATCGCGTCCTGCGACTGCTTCGGCCGCTTCGACGCTGGGATGAACACTTCTTCGTCAGGAACCCGCTTGTAGTTGCCCGACGCCGCCATGATCGTCCGGCATATCCTGGCAGTCTGCTGCCAACTGTTCCCCAGCGGCCACCGCTGCTGGTATGCGTACCACTCCGACAACTCTTGCGAATCGACCGTCTCGAGCAGTTCTTTGACCGACCGGCCCAGCGCCAGCGCTAGGTCGAAGTAGAACTTTCGCTCGGGGCGGTCGGTGAACCGTTTCCCAGCGCATCCACCGCCGAGTCGGTGAAGGCATTGTGCTGCCACGCCTTGTCGAAGAGCCGGTTGATCACGACGCTTGACTTGTTGCCGAGGGCGTCGATGTCGGCGTCGCCGAACAACCGCTCGCCCGACTCGTCGGCCAGCGTCAGGACGAGGAAGCGAACGCGGAACGCCTTCATCTTCTGCTCGCTGTACGCTTCCTCGAACTTGTCGCGTTCGGTGCCGCTGATCGTGCGGATGTAGACGTCACCGCCCCACTCCGGGACCGGGACCGCCTCGGACAACTTCACATCCTTCGCCGCCAGAATCTTCGCCTTGCTCAACGCCATGAATCAGGTTCCTTGGTAGTCCGTAACCTTGAAGTTCGCAGTCCCTCGCACCAACTCCCCGACACGAGCCTCCATGTTGGCCGACTCGAGAATTGCTCGTCGCGTCACGCTCCATCGCGGCGACGAAAACGTCAGTTGGCCGATGCCCCTGACGAGACTCTGAATGTCCCCTGTGTCTCCAGTTGCAATGAAGTCCAGGGAGATACTCCCGCCAGACCACTCGCCCGTCGGGACGAGGACGGCGTAGCCAGATGGGTCGCTCGGGGACGTCATGTTGACGACCTCCGCGACCGGCGTCTCGACGCCGATGCCGACGACGGCCCCAGCAAAGTTGCCGCGGGAGCCAGCGAACGTGAATGTTGCCCCTTGGGCCGCGAATCCCGCCATCGCTTACGCGACTCGGAACGTCGCACTCCCGGAGACGAGGGCGCCGACAGAACCGCCGATCGAAGACGACGCGATCGTCGCGTTGCCGCTGAACGAGATCGGGCCGGAGATCGACATGGAGCCGGACACGCCGGCCGTGAGGATGTTCGTGGAGATGTAGTCGATCTGCACCTCGCGGTCGGTCGCGAAGCCACCGACGTACTCCCGACGGCCGTTCGGGGCGATGCCCAGGTGGCTGCCGTCGATGAGGTCTTGGGTGTCATTGACCTGAACCGAGGTGACCGTGAGGTTGGACCCGCCGAACGAGAACGTGAGTCCCTGTGCCGAAACGCCTGCCATGAGTCGCGCCTCCTTGCGCCAGTGTCGTGACCTGTAGGGTTACGAGGCGGCTTCTTGCCACCTGATCTGATACAGTTGCCTGACCTCGTAAGCCGGCGGGAGTTGTGCTCCGACGGCCGTAGGATCGAGAAAATCGTCAGTTTCGCTGACGAGCCTCATATCACTGATTGTAACCCCCATTGCCGTGCCGGTGTTGCCATCCAGAGCAAGCCGCACCTCGTCCCCCAACTCCCTGGCGGCGTCGTGGGTGAGCGCCCAGGAGGCGATCTGGATCGACAAGAGCGGGACGTAGAGCGGCCCCGACAGCGTCGTCTCGCGGATGATGTTCTGCCGCTTGTAGACAATGAACGGGAACCCAGCCGACTTCGGCACGGCGATCGGGTAGACGTTGAAGCCGACGAGTCGGGCGACCGCGGGGACGCTCGTCAGACGGTAGTAGACGTAGTCCTCGGGCTTGATGATCACCGGAGTTCCTCGATGTAGGTCTTCATGTTGGCGATGAGGGACGCCAGGACGGCCGAGGAGTTCTCGGAGATCGTCTTCTGCATCAGGTTCTTGGCCGGCATGAAGCGGTACGTCTCTCCGGGGTGGAGAGTGACCGGCCGCTGCTCGCCGCCGCCTGGGGGCGTCCAGAAGTCATGGTCGCCGCCGCTGCCGGCCTTCGCCTGCCTGGTTCGCTCCTTCTTCGACCCCATGAGGAAGTAGTATCCTCGGCCCATGCTCGCGAACTGCTCGTTGTTGAACGTGCCGGCCCGATTCATCTTCCCGTTGATCATCTGGTGGACGTTGACGTAGGTGCGGCGACCCTGCGTGCCGGGCTTTCTGGCGCCGGTCCCGAACTCGACTAGCCAGGCGTGATTCCCACTCCCCATGTCCGGGTCGGCGCCGACGGGGCCGGTGACTCTCGGGCCAGTGATCGCGACCGTCGCCCCTTCGTACTGCCGAATCCGCGTCGTCACCGACTTCCCGAGGTTGTCGGTGACGTTGTTGATCTTGGCCTTGTAGCCCTTGCGGATGATCTCCGACGCCTTCTTGGCGGCTTTGGCCTTGAGTTGGCCTGGGTCTTTCATGGCCCGCAGGGCCATCAGTTCAAGCTCCTTGGCAACCTCGCGAGCGCCGGCCGTCTGGATGCTGACGAACCCTTCGACGATCTGCTTGGCAGACTGCCCGCCGAAGTCGCGCGGCTGCGTTGCGTCGATGAGTACCGCCATCACTGCACCTCGCGGGCCAGGATTTCCAGGGCCGTGCGGTTGTCGCGCTCGACGACCGCCGCAATTTCCATCGTACGGCCTCGCCAGATGAGGCGGTTGAGATGCGTGACGTCGGCACGGTAGCGGATGCGGATGCGGTGGGTCGCGATGACGTTGGCCTGCTGGGCCTGGAGGATGTCCCGGCTCGAGAGGCCGCTGACGCTCGCCCACACCGTGGCGACGGTGGTGTCCCAGTCCATGACCGTCTCGCCGGAGGGCTTACGCACCTCCGTCTGGGACTTGATCGCGACCCGCTCCCGCATGGTCCCGATGATCATGTGACCGTGCCTTCGCCGATGATGACGATTTCGTAACTTGCAGCGCCTCCGTCCGTCGCAGATAAGCGAATGATCTTTGACGTCGCTCCGACCTGATAGCCGTCTTCGGACGGAGAAAACACAAAAAAGAATGAGGTTCCGGCCAGCCGGATCGGCTCCCCTGCACCGTCGCTCTGATTTCTGTAAAGCGGAAGGTAGTAGAACCTGTTTTGTGGCGTGGTATCATTCCAGTCCGCGCCGACGAGTAGCGCCTCGCCTGGATTTGTGTTCTTGATGTAGATTCCCTTGACATATGTCATGCTTACGGTGCCGCGGTCGTCTGGCAAGGACTGAAGGTTGAAGTCAACGTATCCGCCGAACCCTGGGGTTGACCCGGACGCGCTCCACGCCACCTGCGCCTGGTTGGCTCCGGTGCCGTCGGTGAGCGTTAGTGCGTAGTTTGCCGGCGTGGCCCGCAGCGTCCGCGACAAGTCACCGCTGGACGTCTCGTGAGCAAGGATGGAGAGAGCGATCTGGGCGGTGAGTGCCATCGGTCAGGTTCCCATGACGTAGATTTCGTAGTTCTGGCCCGTCGTCCCGCCGACGCGGAGGATGCTCCCGCCGGACGTCGTGGCGAAGCCGGCCGAGTTCGGGCAGGACAGCAAGAACGCGCCGCCCTCGCGGATCGGGTAGCCGCGGAGCGTCAGCGCCCCGAGGTTGATGATCGGTGAGAAGTTCCAGGCCGTGACGTCCTGCCGGAACAGGCTGAACTGGCTCCCCGTCCACCCCGCAGACAGGGCGATCTGGCTCGTCGTCGACAGGTTCTTGAGGCACAGGAGCTTCACTGTGCCGATGCCGATGGCCGAGAAGTCGACCTCGTCCAACCCAGCAGAGAACGTGCGGCGGTCGCTCCAGACCTTCGTGCAGTCGCCGACGTCGAAGAAGAACGTCAGCGGGTGGTCGGCGATCTCCGTCGTCAGGCCGTTCGCGAACTGCGAACGTGCCTGCACCTTTGCCTGCACCTGGGCCTGGAGGCTCATCGGTAGCCTCCCCAGCCGGACGCCGCCAGGAGCGTGTCGAACGTCTGCGGGACGGGAAGCACCTGGCTGAAGCCGGTGACCACGGGCTGCCGCATCTCGAACCAGTGGGCGACGAGGAGAAGGATCAGACCCTTGACCGTGCTCGGCACGCTCGAGCCGCTGGCTCCGTAGCCTGCCGGCCAGCGGACGACGACGCTGTTCTCGTCGCCCCGCACCGCCGGCCAGACGCCTTCGTAGACAGGGTAGATGCGGCCGGGCGTGGCGTAGTGGTCGGTCTGGAACGCACCCGTCGCCGAGGTGATCGTCTGGCTGACGCCGGCCTCGTCGCGGTAGATGACCGTCACCGTACCGCTCGCCATCGGCGGGCGGGGCAGGATGATCTCCCATAAGGGGAAGCAGTCATAGCGGGCCTCGAGCGTCTGGGAGATGAGGCTGACGTCCAGCACGTTCTCGACGTACTCGGTCGCCATCGCGATCAGACTGTTGAGGTATGTGTCCTCGTCGGAGGTGTCGACGCGGCACTGCGTCTTCGCCTCCGCGAGCGTCACCGGATAGACCGCCGGGGCGGTGTGCTTGACGAGGCTGCGGTATGGCGTGATGCCAGCCGACGGATACTCTGGCGAGCCGTAGGTGATGGTGACGGTCATTTCGCCTTCCTCCTGGCCGGCTGCGGCATCGTGGCCCGCTCGCTCCGCTCTTCGACGGTCGCGGCCTCCAGGCGACGCTCGCCGATCTCCTCGACCATGCCGCGGGCGATGTAGATGCGCGCCGCGCCGTCGCCCCAGTCAAACTCTTGCCCGACGCGGTAGCCGGCGAACGACTTCAGTACGCGAATCCTCATGGCACGAATCCCCAGGCGCCTTCCGGCGGCTTCTTCCCGTTGTTCCAGAACTCCGTCGTGTGCTGCTGCACCTTGCCGCCTTCGACGCTCCTGGAGGGCCAGGTGATCATCAGTTCGGCGTGGCCGACGCTGACGTTGGTGGCGATGCCCAGGCGGTTCCCGCTGGCGGCGAACTTCTTCCAGAAGTAGATGTCCTCGTCGATATGGCCGCCCGTGAACGTCCCTTCGTCATTGGCCTCGGCCAGGAACCACGGCTTCGCCATCTTCTTGATGGCCGCGGTGCGGATGAACGTGCAGCCGAAGTGCGCTGTCTCGACGGGCTGGACGACCTTCTGGAACCAGTCGTTTTCGACCGTTGTCTTCTCGTCCGGCGTGATCCCAGGCAGGGCGAACATCACCGTGTTCGCCTCCCGCTTGGTCTGAAGCGGAGCGAGGGCGTCGAAGCCCGAGTGCATCAGGAGGGCGAGGAGCGCTTCCACCGTCTTGGCGGTGAAGATCGTGTCATAGTCGATCGTCAGCACGACGTCGTGCGTGTCGACGACCTGTTCCATGCACCGCTGGAGGCATTGACCGAAGAACGCGCCCGTGTATTTGATCGGGGCGATCCCGTGCGGCGCGAGAGCCTGCGAGATGCAGAAGAAATTATCAGTGAAGCCGAGGCGAGGGACGCTCATCAGAGCGGCTACCTTCACCTCGGCTTCACAATTACCGACACGCAGCAGCATGGTTCGCTCCTTGTGAGGAGCGGGCGCGCATCCTTGCGCCTTTGTCGGCCGTCATGGCCGTCCCGCTTGTACGGGACTAGCCAACGAATCGGCCGATGACACCAGCGTCGGAGTTCGACACGGGCGACTCTTCGGCACGACCCAGGCGGGCCACCATCGCCACGTTCGCCGTGGCGCCGGGCGTGTAGGACACCTTCAGGTAGCGCTTCTTGGCCTTCGTGTCGATGTCCAGCTTGAGGACGGACGTCAGGGCCGTGCTCGTGACAGCCGGGATCGAGAAGCCGCCGACGCCGCCGCCCACCAGGGCAGTGACGTTCGAGTAGGACGAGTTGTCGTCTGACTCTTCGACCTTCACGACGTTCGCGAACACCGTGCTGGCGTTGCTGGCCCGCAGCACGGTCACGCTGGCGTGATCGTAGCCGATGGTGTCGATCGTCAGCGTGGCGGTCGCGGTCGCGCCGACAGCGGCCGACTCGAGGTTCGCAACGACCTTATGGTTCTGGGAGTGGATCATGCTTCAGAGGCTCCTGTTATCACGAGGCGGCCGAACGGAGAGCGATCACGGGACCGACCTCCGAAGTCGTGCCAAGGGTGTGGGCAACGGAATCGAACCGCATCGTTCCCTGGAGCAGGAGCTGGTCGGTGGTCGCGTAGACCTGATCGAACAGCCGCACCGAGAAGTCACGACGCCGGGCGTAGATGCAGGCGAGGTTCAGGTTGCCGAAGAGCAACTTCACCTTGCTGGTGTCCGCACCGAGGGTGCTGTTCATCACATGCACCATCCGCACGGGGTAGCCGAGGAAGGACTCGCCAGCCGCCGCACCGATGTTCTCGACGGTGTTGCCACCGGCCGCGTACTTCAGGCGGGCAATGCTCGCCGCGTAGCCGGCCGGCGACACATACCAGGCCGCTCCCTGACGGGCGTAGAGGGGCAACTTGCCCATCACGGCCAGGAAGTCCTCGATGTCCAGCGTCTCGAACGCCGTGTTGCCCGAGGCGGCCGACACCACCGAAGAGGTGTGCGTGCCGTCGTTGATCTTGTTGATGACGCCGTTGATGCCGCCGTACTGGCTGGTGCCGTCACCGATCCAGCCGCACTGGTCGATGCGGAAGGCCAGCGAGGTCGAGAACTCCGTAGCGATTGCGTCGGCCAAAGACACCACGCCAGCGGTATCTTCGACCACCTCGGTGCTCATCCGGCAACCGACGGCCAACTTCTTGGCGACGAGCGACACGTTGCCGTAGGTCGGCTCGCTCTCGGTCACTGCGGAGCCTTCGCCCACGAAGTAAGCGGTCGTCCCCGACAGTCGCTTCGGGATCACCATCGTGTCCCGGCTCATCGACACGTTCTCGACGGCGCCCGGGTAGGTGCCGTAGGTTTCGACGAGACGAATCACGCGAGCGGCGAACTCCTCCGGCACCAGGCTGCCGCCGGCCGAATTGCTGCCCTCGTTGAGGGCGCGGGCCTCGACGCCGTGCTCACGGCACCACCGGATGTCCGACTCGTTCTTGAACACGGTGGCCTTGATCCACCGGCCGCACCGGTAGGCGCTCTCGACGGCATCGGGGCCGTCGTTGAACGCACGCAGGGTCGAGTGATGCGGGTTGATCGCCCGAATCTCGGCCTTCTTGGGCTGCTCGGCAGCCACGGGGGCGGCGGGGGCCGCCGGGGCCGCAGCCTCGACGACCGCGCGGAGTTCCTGCTCCTTCGCGGCGAGCTTGCCCTCGAACTCCAGGTCGGACTTGACCTTGTCGGCCTCGTCGGAAAGCCGACGGAGTTCCGCGGTCTGATCCTCCGAACGCTCGGCCACATCGGCCAGTTCGGTCATCCGGGCGGCGATCGCCGCGGCACGGTCCTGAAGACGCTTGAGGTTGCTCGCCATGATTGGCCTTGCTCCTTGTGAAGCCGGCCAATCGCGAAGGTGCGGCGGCCGGCGGGTGGTTTGCCCGCAAGCGCGCCGCGAAATGAATCCTCAAGTCGCTCGCACTGCTCCCTGCGAAATCCTTCGCAGGGCGTATATCTTGATTTGTAGGGTACGGACTACTTGCCGTGCAAGTGAGTCCGCAGCATCGTTGCCTTGAGCGACGCGATCTTCGACTGGAAGTCATCCGTCGACGCAGAGACTATGACGGCAAGTGGCTTCGGCTCGAGCGACTCTTCGTCGACGTCTCGCTCTTCGTCGATCATCGACAGATCACGCTCGCCCTCCATCTCCTTGACCTTGCGTGCCGACCAGTTCTTGGCGGCATTTCCGCCCCACAAGAGCCACGCCACAAAGCCGGGCTTCTCTTCGCCGGCTTTGTCCCAGCCGGGGGACTTGCTCGCCGACTCGTGCCGCGCGAACCAGGCATTCATCTCGCGAACCCAGTCGTCGTTCATCTCCTCGCGGCGGGCCAGGCGGTTCGCGCGGGCCACCGTCTCCGGCTTCAGGCCGTCGCCAGACTTGCCTTCCTCGTGGAGTTTCAGACCTCGTCGAGCCGCCGAGGCCATTCCGGCCGTAGGTTTGAGGCTGACGGCGGCACGCTCCTCATCGCCGGCCGCCACCGCACCGTCTTCGGGGGCGGCGTCCGCTTCGGCTTCAGGAGCCGCGACAGAATCTTCGACCAGAGCGCTATCCGCTCGCTGCTCATCGGCAGGCTCCTCGGCCTTGGTGTTCTCGGCGAGGGCCATTTCGATGGCCCGCTTGCTGACGTAGGTTTCGGTGGCGAGATAGGCCGGGGTGTCGACGGGGCCGGCGTCCCCGAGATACGAAAACTTCTTGATCCGACGGATCATTCGGCCGTTGGCGTCGCGGGTCCACGACTCGTCTGCTGGCTTCGAGCGGAAGGCGAAGCTCGACCCGCGCACATCGCCTCTTTCGATCAATTCGACGACGTCCGCAGCCGACCGCGGCGGGTCGATTTCGTACCGCAGGCCGCGCTCGTCGACTGTCAGGCGCATCGTGCCGCTGGTGGTGCGGCCGATGACGCGCTCGTGGTTGTATTTGCCGAAGACGTCGGGATTCGACCGCATGACGTCGTCGAACGCGCCGCGTTCCACGATCTCGACAAAGCCACCCAAGTCCTGCGACTCGGATTCAAATACGGCGGCGTAGCCGCGAATGACCGTGCGGCCATTGTCGTCCTGCTTGACAACCAGCCCCGGCACTTCGCCGATCAGGCGTCGCTCAAGTTCGCACGATCCGTCCATGACTTCGTCGCCTCCTCATACGGCCTGCCGGAGCGGTGACACTCCAGGAGGCGGTTTCTCGTCTCTTCCATCCACGCAAGCACGAACGCCTCGATGTCGCGGCCAGTGGCCTTGGCGGCGTCCAGCAGTTCGGTCTTCATCCGCTGCTCGTGGGCCTCGAGCCACGCCTGCAACTTCCCCGGCTTGTTGCGGCGCTCGAGAATCCCGTCGGCCTCGACGGCCGCGAGCCGCCGGAGCGTCGTGCGGAAGAGCACCTCGGCCGCGGAGCGGTCGCTGGTGGCGGCGTCCGCAGGCGTCGGCCCGTCGTTGCCGTCGGTGGCCTCCTGCTCGTCGGCGTCATCGTCCATGCTGTCATCGCTGGAGGCGTCCGTCGCCGGCTCGCCGGGCGCGCCCGTCGGATTCTCGACGGTGAAGGCGTCCAGGAGTTGCATATTCACCTGGACAAACCGCTTGTTGCCGAGGCCGTCGGGGAGCGGGTTGTAGCCGATCTGGCCGCGGATTTCGTCGACACTCAAGCAGCCCATGTTGAACATCTCTCGCAGAAACTGCGAGCGGGCCTGGTAGTCGCCGGCCATGAGCGCCGACATATCGAACTCGACGAAGTAGTTGGCCGAGTCCGCGATCAAGTCGCGACGGGCGGCAAACTGCCACCGCCGGCAGTGCGGAATGAGCGAGAACGTCGCGAAGTCGATGGCCGACTGCTCGACGGAGTTGTAGCGGACGTTGCTCAAATCGCCGAGGAGATGTAACGGCACCCGATAGCCGCGCGAGATTTCTTCGACTGCATAGCGGCGTGTGGCGATAAGCTCCGCGTGCTGGTTGTTGACGGGGTCGTTCTTCTTGTGGAAGCCGAAGGGCATGACCACGGTGGAGAACGCTTTGGTCGGGCCGCGGTGGGCGTCGTCCCACTGGCTCTTGAAGTTCCGCAGCGCGTCAGGCTTGAACGGCTGGTCGGTTTCGATGTACGTCCCCGTCTGGGCGCCGTTGCCAAAGAACGCGCTCGAGTGCAGTTCCGTCGCCCTGGCGAGGGCGATGGCGTCCTTGGCGAGCGAGATCGGGATGTAGCCGGTGACGCCGTCGCTCGAGAGCCAGCGGAGGTGGAAAATCTGATCCTGCCGGTACTTCTTCGGCTCGGCCTGCATCGGCTCGGTGTATTGGTACTGGAGCCGGCCGTTCTCGAGCCGGACGATCTTCATCCGGCTGGCGTGCAGGGGGATCAGTTGATCGACGGCCCCGCGGCGGCCGGGCTTGATGAGGGAGTAGGCGTTGCCCCAGAGGAGCAACTGGCTCATCATCCACTCCCGCCACTCGAAACTCGTCATCCAGTCATTCGGCTGGTAGGCGAGGACTTCCTGGAGCGGCTGGTCTTCGGCGATTTCCTTGCCTCCACCCGGCAGACGCCGGTAGAGGTTGAAGGGCATCGACGCGATGCTTTCGGATAGCACTCTTACGCAGCAAAGTACCGCGCTGCACTGGAGGCTGCTCTCGGGACTGACGGTGACGCCGGCCGTCGTCTTGTTGTTCTCGACGATTTCCTCGAAGACGCGGGAGAGGCTGGATCGCAACTCCAGGATGTCGCCGATGTTTTCGTCGTCGAAGTCAGGCATCGCTTAGAACACCACCAGTTTCGGGTCTTCCTCGGGGCCGTGGGTTTCGCCGCTGGCGAGGCCCAAGGCCATGATCAAGGCCACGGCGGCGTCGATCCTTGCGGTCGCGTGAGAGTGTTGTTTTGTAGGCTTGACGTTCCCGGCGTCATCGACGCGGCACTGCATATTGCTCAAGTGGAGGGCGATCGCCTTGTTGTCACCGAGTCGGAGCCGGCCTCCCAACGCCAGCGCCTCAAGCAACTTCGTAGGCGCTGACAAACTGGCGTAGCCCTGTCCGTAGGGCTTGACGTCAATCCCTTCAGCGACCAACTGGGTCGTGATATGCGTGGCATTCCAGCGATCAATAGCCACGGCGCGGACTGCGTTCTTCTCGCAAAACGAGAGGACGTAGTTCCGAACCGCGTCAAAATCGACAAGATCGCCTTCTGTTAGTGTAACGAATCCATCCTTGGCCCATTGCCGATACGGCGCTTCCGGCTTGTCGGCGTTCTCCTCTGGGATGAAGAGATGCGCGTGAACGTCGAACGAGCCGTCATCGTCAGCCCAGACGGCGACGAACGCCGTGGTGTCGGTGTTGCTCGACAAGTCGAGGCCGCAGTAGGCGATGCGGTCGCCGATGGGCCTGGTGGGAGTAAGGCACTTGTCGATGGTGCCGGTGCGGAAGTAGCGGTTTGCCCCGTTTGACACCCACTGGTTCAGGTACAGTGTCCTGAACTTGATCTCCTGGACGACGCTTTCGCGGGCGAGCGACGCCTCGCGTTCCATGAACTCCTGCCGTACGGTCGTGCCGTAGTTCGGCTGGGCAATGCGCCAAGTAGCCTCGTCGAACGGGTCGGCATCGTCAGGAGCCGCAAAGATGCACGGCAGGAACGTCGGATCGTCGATCAGGCCGTCCCTGACCTTCAAGGCCCGCTGCCACTCGTCATAGCAGGGGCCGACGCGATCCATGCCGGCCGTGCTCACATAGATGACGAGCGGCTCGGCTCGCGCACCCATACCCGATTCCAGCACATCGACCAGATCCCGGCTGGTCTGGACATGGTATTCGTCCACCACCACCAGGCTCGGGTTGTAGCCGTGCTTGCCCTTGTGCTCGCTGGAAAGGAACTGAATCGTGCTCTGCTTGTGCGGGATGACGATGGAGTTCTTGTAGATTTTGCACCGCTTCAGCAGGCCGGGGCAGGATTCGATGTACCTTGAGCACGCCGTGAACAGGAGGCTCGCCTGCTTCCGATCCCCGGCAGCGATGAGAATCTGGCCGCCGGCCTCGCCAAAGAAGCCCTCGTAGGCGCCGATCACGCCGCACATCGCCGTCTTGCCCATCTTCCGAGGCAATGCCAGCAGGCTCCGCTGGTACTGGCGGCGTCCGTCCGGCCGCTTCGTGTTGAAGAGGGCGTCGAGGTACTCGTCCTGCCACGGGGCCGGAATGAACGGCTGGCCGGTAAACGGGGACTCCGTATGCTTCAGCAGCCGCGCGAACTCGCGGATGTCAACCCGTCGCTGCGTCGTCAAAGAGGGCGTCCACGGGGTCTGAAGTGACCTTCACGGCGCCGTATCCAAGGCGCGTGCGGTCGGCCGGAGTAAGGCCCAGAACAGTCTCCAACTGCCGCAGTTGCTCATGGCAGTGGTTGCTCTGTGACTGCCAGCGAGACGGCCTGCTGAATCGCAGCGATCCGTCGGGTGCCAGCACCTCGACCCATCCAGACTCCATCTTGGCGAGGTTCTTTTCGGCCTCTTGCCACCTGTCCCAAATGACCGAATACCTGGCGATGACCTCGGCGTCCGACTCTGCCAGAGTCCCCATTCGCGTCGCGTATTCGCACACGAGCGAGAACATGGCCTTGGCGGCTGGGCGCATCCACTCCGGCGGCACCGGCATATTCTTCGGAGCCGTACCGAGTTCCTCTCGGTAGTTCGCCTCCTCCGAACCGCGGAGCTTGAGAACGTGCTTCGGTAGTGGGGCAGGGCCGCGTGCCATGACTGCTAGTCTAGGCTTGTAGCGTACCGCTGCACAAAGGAGTCGAGCGGTTCCGCGCCCCGCAGGCAATTACACTTCCAGCAGGCGGCCTGGCAGTTGTCGAGGACATGGCCTGGGCCGTCCGGCCCCAGCGACAGAGGGGCGATGTGGTCGATGGTTGGGCATCGAGGATGCGGCGTCCTCGTGCCTGGCATGACGGTGAATGATGGAAGCAACTCGCAGCCGCATATCTGGCAGGCCCAGTTGGCGCGGTCCATGACCACCTTCTTGCTCACCTTGGTGTAGGCGGCGCCGTACTTCTTGCACCTTTGCCTGAACGTACATGCGTGACCGTACAGCCGCCTTCTGCGTCGCTTGTTTTCGCGGCGGCTCTTGATTTGACGGTCTTTTGCACACTGGCCGCATAGCCGCCTTCCTGGTTGACACTCACAACCACATTCGCTGCAAAACCGCAGCGGCTGGCACCGATCACACATGGTCTTGCCGGAGCCGAAGCCGACGATGGCAGACTCTCCGCAGCGGGCGCAGGCAATCGTCTCGTGCTTCGGCGGTTCAGTGGCCTCTCGGCGCCACTCGAGAAACCAGCCGGCAAGTTTATGGGCAACCTCTAGCGGGCGAGAGGCACACGGCAGTTTGCGGCGGCGTGCGTCGAACGCGCATTCGCGAGAGCAGTATTTCGACTGCACCGAGTAGGCGCCGCTTTTATACCTCTTGCGTGTGAATGTAACGCCGCAGCAGAGACATTCATAAACCTTCGCCTGGCAGGCGCACTTATACGAGCAATACTGCTGATTCGCTTTGTTTGTCTTGAAGTTCCTTCCGCATCGCTTGCACTGTATTGGATCGCCGTGGATGATGCCTTTTCCGTTATGCTGACACCGACGAGAGCAGAACTTCTTTTTGTACGGCGAACTGAATGCCCCTCCGCAACGGACGCACGCTTGATCAAGCAGCCTCCTTGGACGGCAGTAGGCGGCCAGGCACTTTTCGCACTGGATTCCAGACCTCGGCCCACGGCCTGGATAGTCCACGCGGACTCCGCACTTGAAGCAGAAGCACGGCTGGTTGCGGCGAAGATGCAGACCCTTCGACGCAATGCTGGCACAGCGGCTCGAGCAATACTTTCTCGGCTTGTACCCGAGAGACGCAGGCACACCGCTCCCGCAGACGGGACACGATTTGACCTCCTTGTCGCCGCAACATCCGGTGTCGCAGGCCACGCTCGTAGCCTACAGGACGCGCGTTTTTTCTCCAAATCGTCGGCTCGGGTTTTCCATGTTCTAGGAGCTGGAAAACGCCGCCCAGCAAATCGGGTACGCCCCCCGGAATCTGCCCGTCTGGGGACAAGCGGTCTGTTACATAATCCGCCCCGACGGCGTATCCCCCACCCATAGGGGGTGTGATATTTTCCCCACGATTTACGGGCCGGGGCGCACACCTTGAGTGTTTCGCCGCTGAAATATAGGCTTCTGCGGATTCTTTCTCATCGTGCTAAGTGTCCAATTAAATTCCGCGCGGGCCGTTGCCGATTACACTTGACACGGCCCGCGTGAAGCGTATTCTTCATGCGAACGGGCCGCGCGGCCCGCGAGACTTCAGCACGAAAGGACGAGACGATGAATGCTGTGCAAGTGTGGAAAGATGGCGGCGAGCGGTTTGAACTGTGGAACGAGCGCCAGATGGTCGATATCGTCAGCACTCGCGAAGAGGCGAGCGCGTGTGGTGCTACTAGTTTCACGCTGACGGAAGAACCACGTTTCCTCGTTCGCGATGAGAGTGGGCGCGGGTGGTGCGCGGAATGGAACTACACTGATTTTGGCGCCGAAGAGCGCGAGTATCGTGAGGAAGGATACGATACCGACTGCGCTGGCAACGAAGTAGAGTTTCAGTCTCTGGGCGAATGGCTGGATTCATCAGATGCTGGGGATGAATTCGACAACTCTGATCAGATGCTCACGATCATTCGCATTAACTGACCACCACCACCACGAAACGAAAGGGCATTCGATGAAAATCGAAACAGACTACCAGCCAGTGTTCTACAACGGTGCATTGTGGGGGTTCCTAAAAACCACGTTTGACCACGATACGAACGAACTAACGGCGGAAGTTGCCGCGCATGCCGATACCGTGAAGACTCTTCCGCAGTGGGTTGTAGATTGCTACTTCGGAAGTGATCGTCCAGAGAGTGTTAGCGAGTATGAATGGAACAGCGTTACATTCTGGCCCACTAACAAGAGCATTCGATTCCCTAACTGACCACCACCACCACCACGAAACGAAAGGCTACATACCATGAAGACTATCGACACTGCGACCATTAACAAGTCCGTCCGCTCTATCCTTTCTGACAACACGAAACTCCGAAAACTGCCCAACGGGCAACGGGTGATTAACGCTGGCGTTACGCTGGCACCGTCGAAGCGTTCGGGCATCGTCAACGTCTGCCCACATGCGACGGCGGCGTGTATTCTGGTATGCGTTCTCTGGTTCGCGGGTCGCACCGTAACGCGAACGGTGCGGGAGGCCGCCACGAAGCGTACGCGCCTCTGGTTCTACGATCCTGCGACGTTCTACGCTCGTTTGGCGCGTGAACTTGCGGCGCTCGCCCGCAAGGCGGCGCGGGATGATGTTCGCGGATTCTGCCGAACCAACGTAGCAAGCGACGTTGATCATCCGCACGAAGTCTACACGGCCCACCCTGCGATCACGTTCTACAACTATACGAAGAACGAAGACCACGCCGCAGCGTACGGGCGTGGTGAGTTGCCCGCGAACTACCACGTTTCCTATTCCGTTTCAGAGCGCACCACGTTTGAAACGGCCCGCGCCTTGAATGCCGCTGGTGTCAATCTGGTGGTGGTGTTTAACAGCCACTACTTCGGGCCGCTTCACCGCTTCGGCATTGTTCCAGCCAGCGTTCGTTTCGTTTCGCGCGCCACGGGCGAGACGTTCACGGTCGACACGGTCGACGGTGATATTCACGATCTGAGAACGCCAGAGTTTGACGGGCGCGGTGTGGTGGTGGCGTTGCGGGCGAAGAGCGGCGCGAAGCTGCGGGCGCGGGCCGTTGAACTGGGGTTTATCAAGCGTTTCGCCGCTGGGGCGAAATGGTTCGTTGATGAGTACGTTCGCGCGGGTGAGTGTGTGGTCGAATTGAACTAAAACCACCACCAGCGCCACCAGCGGCCCGCGCCACTTCACGGAGTGGCGCGGGCCGCTCACTGCGCATAACTACGGGCGAAACACCACGCCCGCACCACGGGCCGACAGCATCGACCACCACGCCCGCACCAGCGGGCCGACAGCATCGACCACCACGCCCGCACCAGCGGGCCGACAGCATCGACCACCACGCCCGCACCAGCGGGCCGACAGCATCGACCACCACGCCCGCACCAGCGGGCCGACAGCATCGACCACCACGCCAGCACCAGCGGGCCGACAGCATCGACCACCACGCCCGCACCAGCGGGCCGACAGCATCGACCACCACGCCAGCACCAGCGGGCCGACAGCATCGACCACCACGCCCGCACCAGCGGGCCGACAGCATCGACCACCACGCCCGACCGTAGAAACCCCGACCGTAGAAACGGGCCGCCCCCCGAACATGGAAACCCCGAACGTGGAAACCCCGACCGCCTGGCCCGATCATGGAAACGAGCCGCAGCTGCGGCCCGGTGCGTGGAAACCCGTATCCTTCGAGGATGCCCCCGAGCGTGGAAACTGGGGGTATCTAAGGTCGGCCGCCGGGCTGATCGGGCTTTCTGGGGCATTCTGTGACTGCCATTTTTGGCAAAATGCCCCCCAACGTGGAAACGAGCACCCCCAACGTAGGAACGAGAACCAATGAAACGAAAACGAACGAAAGCAGAACTGGAGCGGCTCGCCGCTGACTTTGAAGACCGCATGGCATGGCTTGAGACGGCATGGGGGTGCCGAACGGAATACGAGGTCGATCTGGCGACCGGCCGCGTCTGGCTGAAGGTCACGATGCCAGCCAGCCCGACCGCGCTCGTGGTGCGGTGCGCCATCGACGGCATCACCCTCCCCGGCACAAGCCCGGCTGGCGCGGATTCTCACGATCCCAACTGTCCTGGCTGACTCCGAACGTGGAAACGAGCGGCGAAAACGAAAAACAGATTTTAGGCTTGACTCAACTTGTGCCGATGCTAGGATTGTCACGAACGAGGGCGACGGTCGCCCCGATCATGGAAACCCAAGAACGAGGAAACGAGCGATGACAACGGAAACGAATCTCCAGTGGCAGGTGGTGCGCGGCTTCGGCGATATCGTCGACTCCCCGAACGAGTGCTTCGACCTTGAAGTGGTCGCGACGTTCAAGAGCGAAGCCGACGCGCAGGTTTTCGCTGATCTCTACTACGAAACGAACATCGTGGACATTCAAGAGCGGATGCCCGGCATGTGGAAAGCGTTTTTCGTGACCGTGAAGAAGTCCTGAACCAACCCCAACCCCCGAACGAGGAAACGAGCGATGCGACAGATGATGCAGCAAAACCCAGCAGACAAGCAGCGAGCAAAAGAGGTCAGCGATATTTTCTGCGCTCTTGAGGAGTGCATGTGCTACTTGAGCAACCGATGGGCAGACGAGCATGAATATGAAGACATTGCTGACTACAAGAGCAGGATCGAAGCAGAACTGTCCGAACTGAAAGTCGATGGTTTCGCGATCACCAAGATGACGCGGCGGCCGTTTGGTTTTGTCGCGTCATACAAAGGCGCAGAGTACAAGTTCAAGGCAGGCGCGCGAGCCTACGAATACACGCGCACGAAGTGACAGTTTTATTCACCAACCCCCGAACGAGGAAACGAGCGATGCGCGACGTTACATGGTATGCTGTCTACGAAAGCAACGATTCCAAGGGCTACGATGCGGACTACGTTCCCTGCGTCAGTCGCGATGCCGCGATGCAGGCGGCGGAAGGGTACCTGGCGTTCGCCAGCGGCGAACGCGATGCGGTCTACATCGTGGCAGTGCCGCATTCGTTGTGCGTGACGGACAACGAGGAGTGGTCGCTCTGGGAGTGCCTGGGAGAGATCGAAGCCGATGGTGCGTCGAACTTCGTGCATCTGCATCGCGGCCCGCGATACGGTGAGGATGCAGCTGCGGTCTGACGCAGGCCCGGAGCGGATGCCATAGCCTGCATACCGATAGAACTACGGGGCGGCGCGTTGCCGCCCCGGATCGTGGAAACGATTGGAAGCCCCGTAGGAGGAAACGAGCGATGGGCGCGGAGTTTGACTGCCGACGATTCGATGATGCCGACAAGGCGACCGTGCAGGCGAAGTGGGAGGCGGCCGTCGACAGCGACAGTCGCGAGAACGGCCGTTCATACAGCGGCACAATCGCGATGCTGCCTGGCCCGATCTCGTGGCGGCTGGAGCAGTTCGCCACCCGTGAGGAAGCCGAACAGTTCCTCGTGGAGAAGCACCAAAAGTGGGAACCACCGATGGCGGTACGCTGCGGCGAAGGGTGGATTGTCGGAGGGTGGTGCTCTTCGTAGCAAGGCATTCGATGGCAGGGGCCGCGTCGGCCCCGAACGTGGAAACGATACCCCCGAGTGGAGGAACGCGACGATGGGATATGTGAGCAACGCGATGATCGAAATGGCCGAGGCCGGCGCCGTCATGGCCGAGGTGACCGAGGTGCAGGCGTGGCGGGCTGCCGGCCACACCGTGCCGCTGGTGTGGGTCGAGGTCGACACCTACCGGGGCCGGCGGAATATGCCTGCCATGACCCTGGAGACGGCCGAGCGGCTCGCCGGCTGCCTGGATGACGAGGAGGCCCGCGAGACGCTGCGGCAGGCCGTGGCCGATGCACGCAGCTACCTCGCCACGGTCGGCCGGGTGTGCGCCCAGTGCGGATGCCACGGGCAGCGGCACTGGTTCGTGAACACCGGCAGCGAGACGCTGTGTGTGGAGTGCGGGTGATGCCGACACCGCCCCGGCTCGTTGCCTGGGCGGTTCGATTAGTGGATGATTTCACCAGACCCCCGAGTGGGGGAACGAGAAGCAAAAGGGAACAACGATGGACTGCATTATCTGCACGATGCCTGAGTGCTGCGGCGAAAAGGACTGCCCGGTCGGCTGGCATCTCGCCCACTACTGGCGATACGACGACGGCACCTACAGCGTCTGCGATTCGGACGGGAATCACGACGACTGCGACGAGAGCGATATCCCGACCGACTCCGAGTATAGCGCCGCCTGGCTCGACTACTCGCGGCACGTTGCCGATACCGGCTGCGACCCGCTGGGGGAGTTCCACGGCATCCCCCGTGCGACGAAACGGAAGGAGCGGTATACCGCAGCCTTCCGCCCTTCGATCCTGGGCGGCAAGCTTGTCGCCGTCCGGCGCGGCGGCAAGGTCATGCCGCTGCGTGACCTCCCGCAGCGAGTGATCGACTACCTCGACTGCGAGCGGATGCCTGGCGAGGCCGGCAACCTCCGGTTTCGCGGCGGGTGGCAGGAGTTGACAAGCCTGGACTGCGTGAAACTCTACCGCGGCACGGCCCGCGTCACCTTTACGCTTGACCATGAGGAGCCGAGGCCCGCGGCGGCCGTCGAGGCCGACCTGCGACGAGCGGCTCGACGCCACCTGCGAGAAAAGAAGGCGAAGGCGTGAGCGACCCGCCCTGGTCCCCCGGCCGGCGAAACGCTGGTACGGGGGCGACGGGCGGGCCGCGGTGGCCCGGAACGTGGAAACCCATAACCCTAGAGACGAGGAGAGCGACGATGACCGACCGATTCAAGTTCCTGGCCGTGCGCCGTGCCGGCCGCGTGGCGATTGTGCGTGTGCTGCATAGCGGCGAGGTGGCCGGCTACGATCCCGTGGCCGACCGCGAGCAGCGGCAGCGGCACTTCAAGATTCACCGCGGGCCTGCGGCATACGATGCTGCCTTCGGCGACTCGCGGCAGTATGGCAGCCTGGAGGATGCCGTGGCCGACGCGGCTGTGGCTGGCCGGTGGGTCGAGACTGCCTGACCCCCTGACCGTGGAAACCAGAGTTCGATTTCACCCTGCCGCCCCGTGCGGCGAAACCAGAGGAGAGCGACGATGATCTACTGGATTCTGGCCGATATCGCCGGAGAGCACGGCCGCCGGCACGATGGCAACTGGGAGCCGTTGTCGAAGCGTGAGCCGGCGAGCGACGAGGTGGAGCGGTTCCACCGGCACGCCGACGCCGTGGCGAAGGCCCGGAAGCTCAAGGCGAAGGATTGCCACTGCAAGCCGCTGAAGCAGGAAGGCGTCGTGTTCTACTGGCATCTGCCGGAGGCGGCGGCCGGCGAGAGCGACCTCGCCGAGGTCGTCGAGTTTCGGTCGGCGAGGCAGGCGGCGGCGTGGCGGAAGCGGGCCGAGGCCGAGGGCTGCGAGGTGATCGAGTGCCTGGGGACGGCGAAACGAAAGGCGGCGAAGAAATGAGCAACCGCATCAGCCCATACGAAGCCGGCTGGCTCACCTTCCTCGTCGAGCAGCGGCTGGCGACGGCCTCCGAGGCCCGCGAGGCACAGAATCGCGTGGCACAGGATGCCGTCCGCGAATTGGAGGAGCGCCGGCGGCAGCGCCGGCTCGAGCGCAGGCGGAAAAAACGCGAGGAGGACTAGGCTACTGGCCGATAGTCAGCGTAGGCTACTGGCCGTGACAGTGGAGCGTAGAAACCAGAGGAGCAGAGACATGAGGATCGAAGGGTTCAAGGACGGGGATCGGGCATGGGCGGCAGCGGTGTACGTTCGGGACGGTGGCGGCCGGGAGCCGGCGGCGGCGACGGTCTACGTCCACGAGGTGGCGATCGTGATGGCGGCCGGCGGCATCATCCAGGAGGACGGCCGCGAGCCGCGCGTCAGCGGCGTCGGCGAGACGTTCCACCGGACGCAGCAGCAGGCCCGCGAGTGGGCGGCGGCTGAACTCCGCAGGAGCGCGGCCAACCTGTACCGGCAGGCCGAGGAAGTGGCCGAGCCGCGTGTGGTGACCGTATGATCGGCCTCGTCCGAGATACCTGGCGGGCCGTGCTCGTCGTTGTCGTCGCCGTGCTGCTCCGCGGAGTCTTCGCGGAGCGGCCGGCGCCGCCGCCGGCACCCGTGGCCCCTGCGTGGCAACCGGCGGCCGTTCAGTGGTCGCCCCCGCCCGTGGCAACCGGAGCGTGGCAAACCATGCCCGCCCCGGCCGTGGAAACCCAAGGCCCGATTCGCCGCGTGGCCCGAGAACTCGTAGACTTGTCCGAAGCCGTGATAGGAGTGGTGCGATGAACGTCGAAGACCTGATGACACCGGAGCAGGCCGCCGAGGCTATCGGGGCGACGAGCCGGCGGGCCGTGTACCGGGCGATCGCTCGAGCCAAGGCCGCCGGCTCCGACGTCACCGTGGCCCCGTTCGGCAAGATGCTCGTGCGGAAAGACATGGTCGCCGTGCTCAAGGGCTTCTACTTCCCCTACTACTCAGAGGCGCACCAGGCCAACGTGAAGAAGTGGGGCGCGGCCGGCGGGGCGGCGGCGGGCGTCACCAAGCGAAAGCGGAAGCAGGGCGGCTAGAGGCTCTCGCGTGCCGTCTTACGGGAGTGGCACCGCCGGCAGAGCAACTGCAACCCTGACAGCGGCGTGGCCTCTGCGGCCTCGCTGGCTGGCTTGGCGACGATGTGGTCGATCTGGGCATCTCCGGCCCGGTGGCAGACGGCACCACACTCGCGGCAGCAGCCGCCGTCGCGGGCGATGACAGCCTTCCGTACCCGCTGCCATGCGGCCGAGCCGTACCCCCGTTCGTGAGAACTGGCGCGGGTCTGCGCGGCCTCCGTCCGGCGAAACGAGCCGAATCGCGGTCTAAAGGTGGGGATTCTGCGCGGCACTCGACCACCCGACCAGGAGAACGCGATGGCTCTCGCGGGCGAACCACCACTCGATCACCAGTTTGATGATCACCTGCGCGAGCATCGACAGGAGGAACATGGCGACGACGCTGCCGTACTTCTTTCGCAGACGCACCGAGACGCGGGCCTTGACCACCTCTTCCAGGCGATCCGTCGGACAGCCGGCAGGCCACTCCTCGACGATCATCTCCACGATGCGGTCGCGGAGCGGCCCGTGCATGGCAAGCCGCATCCCGCCTCGCTTGGCGACGAACGCCTTCAGCGGACGATAGACCGCGTCGCTGGCGGGCATGTGCCGCTCGTGCATGGTGCGTCCTTTGTCTTTTCCTTCCCCGTTCCATCGCACGCGGCGCAGACCACTGACACGGTTCCGTCGCCGAGGCGGCCCTTGCCGCCACACGCGCTACAGACCCCCGCAGGGCCGGGCTTCGGCGCCGGCGTCGGGCCGACGGCCGCCGACCACACGCCGTAGTTGCCGGTCACGGCGACGAACGGTTGGAGATTCTCCTTCACGTTCTTCTCGACGCAGCCGACAACCGCGGCGGCGATGATCGCGACAATTGCGACGCCCGTGGCGTCAACGACGAGACATCTCATACGTTCCCCTTCGCACCGTAGGTCGTCTGCCGACGTCGCGGCCACCCGGCGACGCTCGAGAGGGCGATGTTCTGGGCGCGGTCGATAGTGCTCGCCAACGCCCAGTAGGCACCCTCGGGAATCTCCAGGTCGGTGCCACGCACCTTCCGCGGCCCCTTGTTCCACTTGTTCCAACTGTTGAGCCAACACACGAGCGCCTGCCCGTACTTCTGGTGCGTCTCGGGGCGATCGTCATAGCCGATGTAGACCTGGCTGTGCTGCCAGGTGCCGATCTGCCGGCTGAAGCCGTCCTCGTTTCGCGTGCGGTCGAAACCCATCGACGAGCAGTTAAAGATTCCATAGCCCTGAAACAAAAAGTCGCGGACTTGCTCTCGACCCTTCAGGAACGTCGCCGTGCGGGCGATGTATTTGCTCGACTCCGCGAGCCACTTGTCGCCGGGCAACTTCTTACCGCCGAGGCGGATCGTCTGTTCGGTGTAGCGGGTGAGATCGAAGCCGAGTTCGGGGTACGGCTTGCGAACCAGGAAGCCGCGCGTCGTCGCCGTCTGCGCGGCGGCGGAACAGTACCACCCGTCGTCATCGAATCCGCGCCATGCGAACAGGCTTTCGCTTGCCACGGGGACGTTGAGGATGCCTTCGCGCGGCAGTTCCGGCGCGACCTCGACATGGCCGGTGACTTCGTCGGGGCGACCGTCGTTGATCTCGAGCGCGAGACTCGTCAGCAACGAGTTCGCACATCCTTTCCCTACGCAGTCGCCCCACAATTGCGTCGGGCCGGGCCAGCAGCCTGGGAACACGCTGTCGACGACGGGCGAGAGGAGAGTCAACTTGCCTTTGCCGGCGTCCGCGAACTCCCACTCATGGGCGACGTCGGAGCCGTCGGGGTTGCCACCCTTGCGGATGATGGAGTCGGCAAACTGCTCGTCGGCCTGGGGGTTCGCACGGCAGCCGGCGAACCCGCGCGAGTAGGCATCAAGTGGATCGAAATTACTCATGGCCGATGCCGAGGCTCCATGAGAGCACGCCGCACGCGGCCACCAGCCTCGAGCCGACCTTCTCGTCGATCTTCTGCACCTCGGCGCCGCAGGCGTTGATGAACGTCTCGTCGATGGCTTCGGCGAGGCCGGGATACTTGCCGACGTTGGCCTTGTCGATCGCCAGCCGCAGCGAGCCGCCGTGGAAGTTGGCGAATTGCTCCGTCGAGCCGATGATCGGCAACTCACGCTGGCGGTCGCGGATCAGGACGAACGCCATCGCGTCATAGAATGCCGCCAGATACTGCCGGTCTTTCGGCAGCATCTTCGGCAGGATCGGACGCAGCGGTTCGGCCCACTTGAGCAACTCTGCATCGGGCTGCGGCGTGGTGATGTTCTCGTGCGGGGCAGGGGGCCACGGCATGGAGAGGTCGGAACCTTTCCAGGCGAAGAAGAGAAGCACGGCCGCCACGATCCACCTCGCGTCGATCTTCATCGGTCACTCCCGTCCACGAGCGCCAGCGTCAGCGTGTCGATGGCCTTCTTCTGCTCGTCGCCGAGTTTCTCGGTCCCGAGCAGCCGCAGACGCACCGTCGCCAGATGGGCAATGGCGTCCTGATATGAAGGGGCGATGGCCTCCTCGAGCGGCTTGGGCGGCGGGACGATGCTGTCGTCCTGCCAGAGGCCGATCGCCCACTGAATGAACAACTGCACCTGGGGGGCGAACGCCACGCACAGTGCAGCCACGGCGGCGAGGGACTGAAGGATCGTCACTTCGTCACCTGTGCGATGACCCAGTTGAAGAACGCCTGACCCTCGGGGGTCTTGAGCACCGCCTCCAGGTGGAAGAGTGCCTCGTCGTCCAAGCTCGTGGACGACTTGCCCGCGGCCCACTGGAGCGTCTTCACGACGGCGGTGGCCTGGTCATACGGGGTCTTCGCGTCCATCACCGACTGGAGGCGGCCGATCAGCGGCGCCCACTCGGCGAGGAGTTTCAGTTTCTCGAAGATCGGCAGCCCGGCGCCGTAGATTTCCTCTTCATTGTCCATTCCGCACCTCCTTGTGTTTCTTGAGAAATGCCATGTATTGCGCCGAGAGCGTCCTGCTCTGGCTCGTCAGTTTGCCCCAGTGACTCGGCGGCGGCTCCGGCACCTTCGCCATGAGTGGAGGAGTGTCATCGCCGTAGCGCGCCTGCAACTCCCTGGCGTCGAGGTGGTCGTCACTCACTGCCATGCACGAGGTTATTCATCAGGTCGAAACAGCCGTCGAAGATGACGCGGACCATCTCGTTCGCCTCGGTCGAACTCATCTTGCGGTCGAACTTCCAGAGTTCGTCCTCGACGAAGTCGTCATTCTTCTTCAGGATCAGTCGCGCCTCCTTGGCCCCTATGATCAGGTGTACCTCGGATAGCATCGGTGTCGTGTCCTGTAGCATTTTCCATTCTAACAGACCGGGCAGCCTCGAGACGGGCTTCCCGCTCCACCTGCGACCACCCGGCGCGGATGCGGGCGCAGGCCATCCGTATCTCCTCTGGCGACGGCAAATAGAACTCCGGCTCTGGCCGGTCGGGGAGGCCGAGGGCGGCGGCGAACGCCAGCACCTCGTCGGACGTCATGCCCATTTCTTCGCAAATCTCGTCGTGCGACGAGTCGCCGGCCCATAGCCTGCGAAGCTTGCGCTTGTGGTTTGCCCGCTCCTCGGAGGCAGCCAGTTCAGCCGGGGTCATCCGGCGTCGAGATGTCATTGCCAGACAGCGATATACCTGGAGCCGGGATTAAGGAACATCTGCCAGCCGGCCCGCTGCATCCGCCTGTGATGCCCAACGTGCTCGCAGTCCTCGCCGCTGTAGCCTCCTGCCAAGAACGCTTCCGTCCAGTATACCGCGAGGCCGCCGAAGGCCGAGTTCATCGCCAGCGGCGGCGAGCCGACGGGGGGCAGAAACGAGGAGAACCATGTGAAACCGATCTCGTTGCGGCGATCCCGCCACCAGTTCGGCCGCGCGGCCCAGGCGTCATAGTGGGCCACGCCCACATTCCCGTCCTCCTGCGGCATACGAATCAGCGAATAGGAAGCCATGCCGCCCGGCGGGGTCGTCGAGCCGCTGGAACGCTTGTGAGCGAGCCAGGCGATGCTGTTGAAGACGCCGTCCACGCTGAAGCCGTACTCCGGGTCCATGTCGAGGACGATGGTGAACGCGGTGTCCGCGGCGTTCTCGCGCACCCACTCCAGGCACCTGTTGCGGCAGTGGGCCAGGCGGATCGTCCGCTCTGGCTCGAACCCCCTGGAGTCGCTGCCGCCGAGGGTGTCATGTTCAACCGTCAGCCACGGCAGGAGTTCCGTGGCCTTGTCGAGGCCGACGTTCGTGCCGTCGCTCGAGTCGTTCTCGTAGACGAACATCCGGCAGTCCTGGAAGCCACGCTGAACCTCGACCAGGAGGTCGAACGTGTTTCCCATCACCGGAATGGCGTTTCGGGCGATCGCCACGATCGTCGCCTTCAGGTCCGCGGCGATGGCACGCCCCTCGGCCACCTTCGCCGCGTAGGTTTCGGCGTACTCCTGGTCGACCACCCACACATCTTCCGGCCGTCTAATCATTGTTCACCGTCCAGAGTTCAAAGGGTTGCACCACCGGCACCGACGGGTCGCACCAAACTTCGCCGCCGAGTGACCGAATCGACTCGCAGAGGCCGACGAGGCCGTTGCCGTTCATGCGGGCGCCCTTGTGGATGTAGGCGGCGTCCACGAGCACCACGCTGCCGACGCTGTCCAGGCGAAACGGGCCGTCCTGCCGGTAGCACTCGTGATATGGTGGCTTGTTGGCAAAGCGGACGCCGTCCTTCCGGTAGCCCCAGGTGTCATAGAAGATCGGCGGGTCGAGGGTCAGCCGCTTCGGCGTGCGGATGCCGAGCGCGGGGTGCGTTGGGCAGTGCGACAGCCACGGCCAGCCGCCGATGGCGCCGATGGCCTCGGCGCCCAGGCAGTAGGAGTTGCCGAGGGCCACGGCGACGGCGGGGAGCGTGAACAGGTCGCTCTCGTGCCAGAGAACGTGCGTGTCGGTATCGCGGACGTAGTCCAGGATAGCGTCGCCGGCCGCCGAGAGCCGGGGCAGGCGGTCTTCCAGTTGCTCCTCCGGCTCGACGATGATCTCGCACTCCACGCCGCAGAATCCAGCCATCGCCGAGAGCATCTGCGCCGTCGCGTCACGCCCTGGCCGAACGGTGAACATCCAGCGGTCGACGTTGACCTTCTGGAACAAGTGCAGCGCCCGATCCGCGAGGTGCTTGCCTGCGTCCTGATACCACATCGAGATGCCGACGATGCTCATAGTTCAAATGTCCAGCATTTCCGAGGGAATCTTGGCTCGCAGCGTCTCGCACAACTTCCGCACGGCGTCAGACGGATCGCCGTGATTGAGAATCGACCGGCAGTGCTGGTCGATGTCCCACAAGACCGTCAGGGCGTCGCGGCCGAGGCGGGCGGCGTCATATTCACCTTGCTCGTCGGGGAGCGTGAACGTGAGGGTGGCTTTCATGCTTTTTTCGCTTCGCCGTCTTTCGCGGCGACTTCCTCGCCTAGCGGCCGTGAAACGCATTTCCGCGCCGTGTTAGGCGGCGAAGATGCCGCCGAATACTTGTTCTCGGAATCACCCCGTCTCCCACTCAGTCTCGCGGACAGTCGCGCCCTGCGACTGCAACCACGGAATGAGTTTCGCAGTGAAACACGCCGGACAGATGTCAACTTCGTACACAACGCCGCTTCCGCTCTCTGGATACTGCTTGCCGGTCTTGAATCGCACCGTCGTGTCGTTCACCTCAAACCCGCCGCCGTCTGTTTCGGGCCACCCGTATGCGTGGCCCTTCGCGCCGCACAGGTCACAAATGACCTTGACGACAACGGTTTGCTCGTAAGTCCTGCGTTCTGTTTGTTTCATCGTTTCCTCCGAGAACCACGCGATGCAGCGGACGGTGCCGCTGATCGCTGGCTGTCTCGCTCAGTGGCCGGCCCCGCCTCGCCTGCATCAGCGACGGCGTCATCAGGAATCACCCAGCCGTAGTGTGTATCCAGCCACACGCCGTCTGCGGCGAAGCCAAAGCACAGCGGCCCCTCCGGGTCATGAGTCGCTGTCGTTGGATCACTCATGCGATGCCCCTGGTCCCGCGTGTCGGTGCAGCAGCCCCCGCAGCGTGTCGGCTCGCCCATACGCAGTCGCCGCCTCGTCGTCCGCAACGCACGCCGCGATTGCCTCTCGCTCCGCGTCGGTGAGCCGCAGGCG